ATCTGATGACAGATTGACCACCCGATATCTGATCGGGAATGTTTGCATGTTAAACAGTTCTGTTTGTGCATTTACCTCACCTGTGCTTTGAATTCCTTTTCTGCTTTGCGGTACTGGCTTTCTGAAATGACGCGGTAATATGTGACGTTGCCAACTTTCTTACCCTCTGTTTTGAGGTCGTTCATTGCGGCAACGATTGGTAATCCTGCCTTTTCTGCATCGATCTCGATGAGTGCGACATAAAACGATTTCATTTTTTCTGCATCTCCTGAACGTGTTTCTGATATCTTTCTGTTCTTGCTTTGAGCTGGGCGCGTTCTTCGATCGTTACCTGTTTGAGCCCTAATCTAATGGCAAGGAATGTGAGGGATAATTCCATACCTTCGCGTGCCCATGCAATGCCCTGCTGTGGTGTGTCGGTCATTTTGCACTTTCCTGCGGTTTGGGCTTGCCAAATGAAAACAGCCTCGACAGGATGCCGGGCTTTTCTTCTGTTGGCTGACCGGCTGATGGCATCCCCTGAATGATATAATTGGGATGCATGAAGTACGCGAAGATGTTATTGAACAGTTTGCCCTCGACGTTCACGCTCTTTTCGCTGACGCGATCCATGAGCTCAATGAGCAGGGAAGTGTCGATGTATGTGAGATTTCCTTTTTCCTTGATGTTGCCATCTGCATTGAATATCGGTTCCTTGTGATTCAACGATTGCATGAGGCCGTGGATGATAGTATATTTTTTGGAGTCTATTGCCGGCTTTGGCCAATTCTTCACGAGTTCCCGGAATGCCGCTGCTGCAGCAAGATCGGCATTGAGTTCGTCGGGCCTGTATTGGTTCTGTGCGCCTACCTGCGGGCCCGGGCTCTGCTGGCGGATGATGTCACTCATTTCAGCAGAGCCCCCAACATCGGGCCGATGAATGTGGCATACGCAGCACATCCAATAAGGAATCCGATTGCTGTATTCTTTTGCGACTTGCCGATATCCAGCAGTTCTCCGAAGATATCTATTGTGAGAAGTCCACCGATAACTTTCTCCCGATTCGGTACGTCCTCGAATCCTTTTGACACCCATAGATCAATGGTCTGGCCAAGATATTCGACGTATGCAACCTGGGACAATCCGGATTCATCAATGAGGGTGATTTTACCGGAGTTAGTTTTCTGTGCGCCCTGAACATCCCACTTTTCCAGAATAGTATTGGGATTGTCCTGCCATCGTGCAAAGCGAAGGGTTTTGAGTTTCTGGTTGTCAACATCCAATACCTGAAAGACCGGTACTTTCCGGCCTTTGAGTTTAAACATTAATTTTTCGATAAGTTCAACCATGAATATCAGATCCTGAACCATCCTCTGACGGTCCCAATTGTGTCAATGAGTCTCTGCCATATTGATAGCATAAACTCAAAGAATCCTTTGAGGGTTTTGAAGTATTGCCTGAGGAATTTCTCGGGGTTGCCTCGTGCATTCTTCGCCGCAAATGCCATTGGTACGGCAAGGAATAATGCAACGATCATCAGGAGGTTATCTACGAAGAAGAATTTTAGCCAGTAAATAAGTGATGTAATGAATCCAATTACCAACCAAACGGTTGAATAAATTATATCCATTATTTCGTCAAGGCCGGCACTCTTGAGGTTCTGAGATACTGTTGTAACAGAATCTTCTGTTATTGAATACGAGATCTCGCTGTCGGCATTTATGGTAAATCCAATGATAGGGGAAGTTATACCATATTTCTGTACTGAGATATCGTTTATCGCTCCGGTTTGGCCTGCACCCATAATTAAACGGGTTTCTGCAATATCCGTAAGGTTACGGCTTGGGTAGAGGTTTATGTATATTTTTGCAGGAGTGAAATATACTTCTTCATCTGAATCTCCATCTAAAGATATGACGACTTTTCCAGCAGTGTAAACACCATATATTTCATGTGGTTGGTATGACCACGATCCTGATGTGACCGTTCCATCCTGGCGTTTGAGCTCGAATGTTGCGGTTGTCGGAACATCTCCTGACATTTGCATTGTGTAAATCGCCTTTCCTGGTGGACAATCATATGAGATTGTCTGTGCTGATGCTGGTGCGCAGCATATGAGCAGGATCGCAATTGTAAAAAGGATTGTGAGTTTCTTCATTGTGATCACTTTCCAAGTCTGAATCCAAGCAGATACATGATGGTCACGAATACGCACACCATAATCAGATTACCCATGTTTGCTGCAAGGAATGATAATCCCTGATTGCTTTGGGCTGATCGGCATTTTGCCTGACCTTCAGCTGATACAGTATCCTCACAGCCCGGGAGGATGGTAGGTGCCACGGTCGGAGTTACGCCGGGCTGACCGGGGATCGTTGTTACCTCTGTTGTTGGGGTAACTGTATTTTTACTAAGTAAGATAGTTGCTGCTGCTGATGCACTACCCCCGGAACCCGTACCTGTATTGATCGTGGTTGTGGATGATGCATATCCTTGACTTCCCGCCATTGCCGATACTGAAGCAACGGTGTTATTTGATACGACAAAATAAGCGATTCCCGCGCTGTTGGTTCTTGTTTCTTGTGTCGGATTACCATTTGCAAGCGTTACCCTGACAAGTGCATCGATGATATTTGCTTTTGTATCCTTGTCTTTGACAGTGACATAAAGTGAGACATTGCCGGCGCTGACGTTTTTGGCGAATGTCGGCCACAACATAATGTATTCCGGCTGGCCGTCATTGAGTTTGTTAAGCAGATCTCCGTCTGAATATCCAAGTGCTTGTGCATAAGCATTGATGTGGTGCCCCGCCAGTGTCGTAATATACGACATTCCATCTGCAGTCAATCCTGTGGCGTTAGTCCATGAACTGTTTTCGATATCGTTTAGTTGGATGGATGAGTTGGTTACAATATTGCCGCTGGTTCCGTCGATGGTCTGATAATATTTGGTTTTTGTGGCGTTCGGGATTCCAACAGAAATATAGTTAATTTTCTGGATGAAATCCGCTGCACCTTGGTTTTTGTAATAATCCATCCTTACGGTATATGTCCCTTGGTCTGAGTATAGATGAGAAATATATGCCAGATTTGTAGCCGTTATATTTCCATCCCCGAATGACCATGATGTTGATGTCAGATTTGTAAGGTTTACTGCTGTGAATAAAACCTGTAGTGGTGCTGGTCCCGTCAATGGATTACCGGTGAAATTTACGATTTTATCCGGGATTGTTCCGGCAGTACATTCGAAATTTTCTCTTGGTTCCCGATATTGCCAGTCATAAAAAGATGCCCCACATGTACCATCAGAAGTTCTTAAATATCCAATTGAATATCCCCCACTATTAATACAAATTGCCTGCCTTCTTACGTACCTAGTTGCATTATCAGTAACTATCCAATCATCCCACTGGTACATAGATTGCCTTGACTGTAATGCCCCCCCGTTTGAATCATACGAAAAAAATTCTGTTTCTGCTGTACTGGTTGTTGAATATCCACAGGCAATGCATTTATCGACGATCTCGTTCATTGTTGATGCCCCGGCATCAACGGTGAAAGGTGCATTCCCTGTAAAGGTTTGCCCTTCAGGTGAGTATGAACAATTGTATGTTGCTGATGCTGCTGGGATAATCGCCGCAATGATAACGAGCGATAAGACGAGATAAAGGAGGTGTTTCATGGTTAACCCTTCCTGTATATCGCTATGAGCACAATGATAACGATTAATCCCAGTACGTTCGTTTGCAGGAACGGGAATGCTGTGTTCTGTAGCCAGTCTGCAGGATCTTCAAACGGATTTGCTGAGAGTGGTTTTATCGTGAAAATATAATCACTCGTGTTATCCAGTGTGATCACACTGGTACTATTGTAATATCCCTGCATCGATCCATTCGGCCAGTACGCAATGATATCACGTTCGGCGACTCCTGACGGATTCGCCATAGTGATCGTTTGCGCTTGTACCGGCATCATCGTAATAAGCACGATGAGCATCAGAATAATGATTTTTGTTTTCATGATTTCACCTTAACACGTATTTGGGAATTTTGCACATAATGCATCCGTCCTTGCCTTTTGTTCTTGGAATCCTTTGAGAAGTACAGCAGTGAATTCTTCGTATCTTACCCCCGTAAGATTTGTCGGATCTCCCCCATTGTGCGCTGCGAGTTCCGGGAACACATTTACAACCTGTTCCGATATGAGACCATAATGGATTTCGTTATCGATATCGAGCGTGTATTTGTACGGAGTCAGATTCATCAGTTTTAATGAAACGGTTTCATTGAGTGTAACTTTATTTTTCTTGTTCTTCTCTGTTGATGCCGTGCATGTTGTGACGCCGGAATTGTATGTCACCCGGTGAGTCTCCGAATTGTAACAAAGAGCACTGGTTTGAGCTGATGCTGTGACGGTCGGGTACTCGACATAGTGCATTGTTGCGGCTTCCTGTGCTGCTGTCGGGTCTGCTACGCTCACGATTTTATGACTCTGTAAATTAAGGGTGGGTGTATCTGTGTTCCCGTTAGAAGACAAAAGTGTAACAGACCCAGTTTTAGCTGCATCACTGACCATCAGGGCAAACCCGCCCGGGAAAACCGCCGTATAATTTTTTCCGCAGAGCCATAACGACCCCGAATCTCCGTATCCGGCCCCGCCCTGAATAATTAAGTTGCTGTCTTCGACGTTACGAGATATCAGTTGTCCCGTCAACGCTTTTGAGCCATCTTTATCGAAATATCTGACATGATCGTCGTCAGTAAGGCCGGTGAGTGCTCCGTGGTCAGTGATGCTGGTCATATTCATTGTCATGTTTGCCGGGCCCGTTGGCCCTGCCGTCATGTTGGGAGTCTGATTCATTGGACCGGTTGGGCCTGTGGCTCCCGGTGTTCCATTAATCCCTTGGGGGCCTGCTGTCATGTTGGCCGGGCCAGTCGGGCCGGGATCTCCTTGCGGGCCGGTTTCGCCTTGGATGCCCTGTATTCCTTGATCGCCCTGATCGCCTTTGTCTCCTTTGTCTCCTTTTTCCCCTTGGGGCCCGGGTGTGCCATTGATGCCCTGCAATCCTTGGATACCCTGAATCCCTTGGGGGCCTGCTGTCATGTTGGCCGGGCCGGACGATCCCTGTGGGCCCGGTGTCTGATTCATTTCTGATTGGGTGATGTTAAGGAATGTCGTGTAATTCGATATTGATGTGAAATTGTTTCCCACAGTGAGGAAATAGAACCATGTGCTGTTTGATGTGGCTGAAAAATTGCCATCTGTAGAATTGTAGTATATTGAAGTATTTCCTGTTCCCGGGATTCCCTGTGGTCCTTGGGCTCCGGCTCCGCCTCCGCTTCCTATATCACATATCCAGCTTGAAAACGAATATCTGCAATAAAATGGGACTGAATTAACGCTTGGGTTTATTTCAATTGCATTTGCGAAAGGTACTGATAAGAAAAGGAGAACAAAGAAAACTGCTTCAAATCTCATTAACCCTTAATTGTTTCCGGTAGTTTATATTACTGCCGGAAAAATAAGGGAGGTTCCCTGATCAGAGTTTCAGGAGATCGACAATGTTGCCGAGGAATCCGATCACGAATTTCACGACTGCGATTGTGATGATAACCGGAACAATTCCCACGACCAGCGCGAGGAATGAAGGCATCAGTGCCACAACCCCATCGATGATAGGGCCGAGCGTTGCATTGAGGTCGAAACTTGCCATCTTGGTTTGTCCTTGCAGAATCACTGCAATAAATCACATTCAACCTACCGCATATATAAACGTTGTTCTTGCTTACGACGTAGGAAAAAATAAGTTTTTTTAATTTCCGGAATGCTTGAGCCCGGATTATGCGCGCCTAAAAGTTTTTGGTGGATCTTCTTGGGGGTTTCCATTTTTTTAATTGTTGCATAGGAAGTAATGGTAACTGCATGACCACTTGATAGTCTTGTGTGGCCGCTAATCTTACATCTACAGTGGGAAAGGTGTGCGGGTGCAGCAAGAGGGGCCGCTGTTGCTGATGCTGCAGCGCATCACTGGACCCTATGAACTGTGCAAAAGTCCTGGATGATTGTGCAGTAAAGTAGTACAAAGGAAAAATAGTTTTGCGGGTTTTGAAACCCTTGCTGGTTTTGATGGTGCTTGAAAGAGATGTGCTTATGCTCGTCCGGTTCGCAGGGCCGGAGTCATCGCGGTTTTCTATTTATACAACATGCTGCGAAATATGCGGCTTTGGCATCTAGAAGTTCCCGCTCTGCCATTATAACGCGATTGTGTGCTTCTTGTGCTTTACTGAACCAGTCGTTATATTCTTCATGGGTCATTCCAGTTTGGATCCTCTGCCATTCCGATTTACCGCATCCGATATTCCCAAAGTGCATTCGCTTTTCTCTGTACGTGTCGTTGATGATGATTGGATTGATAGTGGTGTCGGGGCCCGGGTTGACGTGCTGTGGTGCGCTGCCGCGGGTGTGGGGGGTCATGAACGAGATCCCCCTTTTGCCTCAATTACATCAAGCGCATATGCAAGGGCAAACTGTACTCTCTTCTCATACAATTCTGAATTGCCCAATAAAAGAGAGAGTGTCAAATAATGCAACTTTTCTTCTGTTGTAAGATTGAGTTTATCAATGGGTGTTGGTGTCATCGCTGCTCATCTCCTGTGGTGCTCTGGTGAGGACGATTCTCTCATACCTTTCTCATATGCTGCCGCAAGTGCCTCTTGCTGCGGGTTAACTCTCTTTGCACATTTGATAGAGCATACCGGATCATCATCTTCTGAAAGTTCATCCTCTATGCTTTCAATGAAATCAGAATAGTCCATGCATTTGTCCTGAACTGCGCAGACCCCGATATATCGTTCCTGCGTGGCAGTGCGGGAGGCTTCTGCTGCTTGTGACTGGTAGATACACTCCTCGCAGGGTGGCCTGGGTTTGTCTGGTTCCTGGGGGTGCGGGCGGGTGCTAAGCCTTGAACGGATCTTATCTACGTTTCGACACCAAGATACCAACTTTGCGATATCGTCTATATCATGTTCTGTGATGATGTATTCCGGCTGCTGTGCGGTCATGAGATTCCCCTCGGACAGATACTTCTTTCCCTTTTATACGAGCAAATCCATTTTGGTGTGTGGTCGTCTGGATATTCACAATCTGCTACACCAACAGAATCAACAACACGATACGGGCAGTCTAATTCCCGCTGTGGCTGCTGCGTCATGGGCGGGGCTCCTGCTTTGCTGCTGTGGTGCTCTGCCGGAGTGGATCTGCATGTTCATCAATTATATTGCAGCACTCGATCAAACCAGAATTCCTTCCATTAGACCACGAATTTGTTGATGATACGAATCTGGTCTTTAAATCCTGTTTGAGTTCTTCCAATGCTGCGAGAGTGGCGGCGCGGACTATGGCGGCGTCGTGCTGCTGTAACCACGCTGCGAACGGTTGTGTCTCTTCGCGCTCTTGTGAAGGTGATGGGGGGTGCGGGCGGGGCTCCTGCTGCCGGATGGATTCCAACTTCTCCAAAATTTTATCGACAATAATATTATCCTCATCGTCTGGATCGAAGGTGTTTTCTCGCAATTCTTTAAGCACCTGCTCGCGGGCGGCTTTGGCTACCTGTGCATCGTGGGCTGCAAGTAGTTCTGATTCTGGTTTCAGGTATTCCCGCTTTATCATATCAACCGCTTTAAAAAATTCGGGGTTGCCATGTTCGGCAGTCCATCGGAAATTGTAAAGAAGGTCTCGGATGAATAGTTCGCGGTAATCCGGCTCCGGTGCCGGGGCGCTGGTGTGGGCGGCTAATGAATCGAGAAACGCCTTCTGATTCGTGCATCCGATTGTTAGATGCTCGCACAATTCAATCCATTTTTCCTTCGTGAGGATGTAAGCATCTTGCATCTCGTAAGGCGGCTGGCGGGCGGGGGTCATAGGATTACCTCAATTCTCACTCGGACTGCTCTATCCCCATTGCGATACATTTTCTTCCACTTTTCACCGATGTATTTTTCGTGGCTTTTGATTGCCTCTTTTCGAGTGAGGAATGTCCCAGTATAGATCCCGCTTCCCCAAGTGCGGGTGTATGCAATTGCCCACATCGTTTCAGGTTTGTAACGCTGTGCGGTCATGGGCGGGGCTCCTGCTTTTTGTGTCATGGCTCTTACCTCGGGTAGTATGGCATTGGTGTTGGCTCGCTCTGCTCGCTCTTTTGTTTCAGGAGTTCTAATGATGCTGTCCTGCATCGTTCGATGTATTCCTGCTGCTCGGATTCTGGTGTGAGGTAGTTCATAATGACGCACTCCCAACACAAATATGTCTGAACGCGATCTTATCCCCGCAGCATTTCCTTTTTGACATGTTAGGGCAGCACGTTCTCTGGAAGCAATGATTCCATGCGATACACTTAATTTCTGTCATGGTTTGCCCTCCTGTTTCTCCTGTTGCCCTTAACAATCTGTAACGGCCGATCATTGCACATGAGGACCTCTGCAAGGTTGTATGTGCCTGGTGCAAAGCTGGCGCAAAGGTTCTGCTTGGCTTCGGTGACGGTGAGTGTGAGGGTCATCGTCTGATCTCCTCTTTGAAATCTGCTTTTGATTCTGTTCCTTGTCTGTGGAATGGTGAATGGCAGTGATGGAGCTCTTCTTCTGACATTTCAGCCCATACCCCATCATATCCTGTGAATGATTTTCTGCATGGGTAACTCCTATTGCATACCCTGTATACCCATTCTCTGCGTATCATAGCTTCACCGGCTGGTAAACTAATGTGCCATCCTGCATTGCCGCACAGGTGTATGCTCTCGGCTGTTCCGCATTGATGTATGCTTCCATCGGGATATTGAGACGGTATCCCGCTTCCTTGTTGCCCGATACTTTGTAGTGTTTCATGACCTGTACCTCGATGGCTGTTTTGATTCGTGAATTTCCGATTTCAATAAATGTCCGCTCGCTTTTCCTGCTCCGTTAATCCACTTACCTTCATTTAATTTCTGGATAAGTCGATTATACGATTGTTTTCTGATTTTCGCATTTGCAATCAGTTTGTGACGCTGTTTCGTTGTCAATAATCTGGTTTTTCTTGTTTTTGTCATGCTTTTGTCCTGCCTTTGTTAAGGCATGCCCCGCGCCGGTCCTGAGCCGGATACTAGGATGAAAGGGGGGTTAAATTCCTTTTATTACTATCCACTTTTCATTTATGCGTAACCATCTTTCAATGTGTGTCCGATGATACCGTAATTTTACAAAGTGACCATTGATAGCAACAACAAATCCATATTTTCCCGACGTTGTTTTTACTCTATCTGTTAAGTGTATTTCCATGATTACCTATAGGTTTGACTAGTATTTATACCTATAGGTTTATTCGATGTGTGTGACGAGTCCGTATGTCGGATCATATCCTTTGGATATGTCGCGGATTGATCTGCCCCAATTGTACCAATGCCAGATATCATCCGGATCGAATAGACGCAAACGATCACTATTATCTTGCAACCATAGCGGGGCATCTAACCAATTGGGGATGTAATGACGGTGATAAATGAGACGTTCATCTTCGTATTCAAATTCTGTTCCGTCTGGTTGCGTATCCTTTTTCACGTCGTTGAATTTTGTTTCGAGCCATACGATATTATTTTGTTTTTCGTCCTGAATATTCATGATGTGCGATATGTTTTTGCTCGCTCCATACATCCTGAATCCTGTGTCCCAGAGGCATGCATTGAATACGAGCATTGCAGGGGTCCATTTATCCAGAAGGAAGCCTTTTTGTAGATATTTTGAGAGATAATTTTTTAGGCTTCTTAATTTGGCATCGCCTTTCTTTTGTGAGAAGTCTAGGCCGTATGTGTGGTTGCCCGTTTTGTATTTCTTTGACCATAGACGGCGGAATTTATCTTCTATACCTTCCCCGTACTTGTCCTTTTTATTATTGCTTACGTCAGCGAAAACTGCAAGGTGGAAATGCACGTATCCCTTTTTGTGCGGCTCGACTACCCAAAAATAATCCGGAGAATCAAAATAGAACGCTAATAATTTCAGGAGTTTTCCCCGTGATTTTGATAGTTCATTCCATTGTCCTTGTATGCTCATTCCCTCGTGATACGACGTAAGGGTGATCATTGTGACAGGTCGATCCATTTGTTCAGCGAACCAGTACTCAAGGCGATCCAGTTTATCAGATAATTCTTTTCTTCTTCCTGGACTCCATCTATTTTCATATTCTAAAAAATGGTTGTGCATTTCCCCTTTTGCATAATCGTATCCATGCACCACGAATCCCTTTTTCTCACATAGATCCAGATATTCGCAGAAATCTTTTGACAGCTGCTGGTAATCCTGAAGCTGATGGTTGTACGGGAGACTTTCGAGATCTGTGAGGGCATCACTGGCGATGATGGAAGGAGTTTTGGAAGTTATGCTTACGTATGGGACAAGACGGGACGGTTGCTCGCTCCGCGAGACCTGACGCTGCGCTGTGCTTGTGATGGCTGTCGGGCTCGGGGGCCTCCCGGCCACGCCCTCCCAGTGAAGGTATGGGACCTCGATGTATCCGGTCATCGGTATGCCTCACACGCTAACCTAAGCGCCCTGGTGATTCCTCTTGGGATCTCGCTGCGGATTTCTGCCCGGTCCGTTGTTGGCGAGAGTTTCCATTTCCCATATTTGGGGCTGGTGTCGAATGGGGGAAATTCTCCCCAAAGATATCGACTACCTATTTTTTTCAGTCGTTTTCCTAAAATTAATCCAAAATATGGTTGTGCACCACAGACATTTTCTATAACCCACCAGCGCGGTTTCAGATATCTGATTATTCTGTAACAATTGAGGAATGACCGCATATCCGGCTGTTTGTGGTACCCTCCATTGCACCTCCACGAGGCCGGGAGCGCACATTTGGAATAATCCTGGCATGGTGGCGATGCCCATATCAGATCGTAATTACCTTCCAAAAACAAATTATTGACGTCGGCCATGATATCCGGATTAAATTTCGGATTGATATCAATTGTTGTTACGTCCCATCCATTCTCTTTAAAATCGTTTGATGCCCCTTTTAATCCGCAACAAAGATCAAGGAGAGATAAACCATCAGCGGATTTATCAAGTTTTGTTGTTTTAAGAAAAGTGCACTTGTCTTTGGGTAACTTATATAAACTGCCGGGTGCTATATCTGATTGCTTCAATCCTGCTCTTTCCGTTTTTGAGGATCGCCTTGCCGGGCGGTCCTGAACTTTTTTCAAAGTGTATCACTACCTCGATTAGTTTCTGGTAACGCTAAGATGGTTCGCACTCGTTAATATTAGTTTTTAACAAGTGAAATTGTTTTAATGAAAAATTAGTTTTGTTTGATTTATGATGCGATGATAATTGATCCGAGTTCTTCTTTTTTTGGAACTTCCCTCCATACGCAGGTTATAACCTGCCTTGTTTTTTCATTGACGCAAATCAGAGGTAGTCTATTGCCATCCTCCGAAATATGGGTGCAGCCCTTTGCGCGATCGGTACACTTGATGCAGACGTGGATCATTGGTTGTTTTCCCATGAAGCACATCCGACTGCACAGATGATATCCCATTGCTGATCGGTGATGTGCTGCCGCATGTACCAGTGTGCATATTCCGGATGGACGTGCCTTTCATCGCAGTGGAATGCTTGTCCGGAAAATATGCCGTAGTCGCTCCTACTTTTCTTGCAGGTCTGGCAATTCTGTTTGTGCATTGTTACACCTGGTATTTCATGAATGATCCTTCTTTAAAGAAGTACTCATCGGGTTTGCTGCTCGGGATCACCCTGGCGCGGATTTTCATGAACGGGATGAAAACATTGTCCCATACCGGGATTTTTCCTTCCGGACACAGGATGCCGATATCGTCCATGAACTTGATGACCTTGGATCGCTTGCTGTCGGTTGGACCCTTGCCCCAGCTGAGAGTCTCGATATTGAACTTCTGGAACACGAGGATCCCGGATTTGGTTTCCTTCCATGTGGTTGCTGCATGGGTTTTCTTTGGTGCGGTAAGTCCCTTGGCTTTGTCCTCTGGGCTCTGCCACCCTTTCATCTGCTGGTCTTTTGCTTCGATGAGTTCGAAGAGGTAGATCTCATTGGGATCAAGCGGGCCTTTACCTTTGTTGTTCTCTCCGAGTATTGAGAACTGGCCTGCAAGTTTTGTTCCACCGAAGTTGATTGCCATTACAGTACCACCCCGGCCCAGATGAATCCTGCAGCCCACATGATAATCCCATAGAGGATGATGCCCCATATGAGGTGACTCTTTTTGATAGTGAGAAAGTTTTTTACCTTGGTTTCGGCTGTGATTTTTTCGGGTTCCATCACGAAAACACCCCGTGAGCGTTGGCGAACTCAATGCAGACACGGAATATCTCCGCTCTGTTTAATTCGGGCTTCTTTTCCTTGAATGCGTCGATGAGTGTTAGATCCTTCTCAAAGACTCGCATAGTTGTAGTTTTTTCGCTCATGCTTCGTTCCTGCTGTAACAAACAGCATAATGATTCTTGTTACTGTAACTATTTAAAAATAGCGATTATTCTGGTTTCCACCAAGCTATTCCACCAAGGTTATCGAAATTTCCCACTATTTTGATATTGGTTTTATTGACTGGGTTACCGTTGGCATCTTGTCTTGGGACTTGATATTGGCAGTATCCGTCGTGAGCATTTGAACGGCCACCCATGAGCCATTCAAGTTTTTCCGATGTTATTATCCCGGATCCTTTTTCCTGTACAACACGATACCCATAGGGGCCCGGGGTTTCTACATGATCGTATGTGTAGAGGTTATCGAATTCGGTGATACGTCGTTCCGGATATTCGATTTGGTCTGCAAAGTATAGGCGATCGTCAATTTGTACTGTGAAATGTGAACAATCCATTCCGTATTGCCGGACGTCATCTGCAAAAACGTCATCTGAGTACATGTTGATGAATGCAAACAGAAATTGGTCTTTGCTGTCGTCCGTCTTTACGACGAATTTACGTGCCCATGACACTGACCACCAGTGATATGAGTCCATGAGTTTTACGTCATAGATTGTAACGAGAGTTCTAAGGTCTTTTGTTCCTTGTCCATTGATTCCCTGAACGTTATTTCTAAACCATTGATGCCATTCGCGTAAATGGAACCCATTTGTCCTGAGCATGTACGTTTCTGGATCTTCGGTTACCGTGATGATAGGGATTTCAATTATTGGCTCTTCGGTTATTTCTGGTGTGATCTCTGTTGGGACGGGTGTTGGTGTTGATACGGCATTGTTATAGGTGTTCTTTGCCGCTGTGACACATCCGGATGTGATAAGCATTAGGATTGTGAGAAAGAGCAATGCAGACAGGATGATTAATCCTATCCATTTTGCGGTTGTCCTATTGAGATCGGTTTCGTAATCATTCATTTGCGATCACTTGTCCGAATCTGCTGATTGTCGATACTTCTTGTTTTTCCGGAGGAATAGCCATCGCAGAAAAACGCCCCAATTCGGGGAAGCACTCTTCTTCTGATTCTGATTCTCCCGGGGGTTGGTCGTGGTACTTTCTGGCATATTTGATATCCATCCTTGCCATTGCCTCTTTGTCCTCCTGTTTTTTGGGATACAGCGGGACCGGGAGCGGGCGACTATTGGGGCTGGCCTGACCGGACCGATTAACGAATTTGTATTCGTTCCGCTTGTACCGACTTGTGGGAATCCAGCCGGTATTAGGATGTGGCTGGCAATGAGCATGGAGGGCCGGTACGTCGTGGACCTGGGCATTAACGCAGAGGAACACGCAAGGCATATTCTCGCGGATGATCGGGACGACGTTGGTAAAGCCCTGTGATGAGATGACAAGTCTCCACCCATATGTACGGATTTCCAATGCACCCCCGGCTATTTCTTCTGTAGCTTTTACTCGCTTTGGATCGTTGGTTACTTTAGTACCGGCAATGAGCCATTGGGATTCGTCGATGAATACTGCAACCTTTGATCCTTTGCCGTGCCATGATGGCGGTGCAATCTTTGGGATAGTTCCCCTTCTGCATCCTTCTGATAAGGTTTTGAAGAATAGGATCATCCAGTCTAGTAGGGCATCCTTTGACCAGAATGCATTTCGGACTTCGAGAATGTTGATATGATCCGGCTTGATTGCATAGAACACATCTGACGGATCGTTGACTTCGGTATATGTAACATGTTCGTATTCTACGTTGTCGTAGGTGATTGATATACCGGCATATTTTGGAATGATGATGTTGACCGGAAGTCCCATGAAGAAGAGGGGGAGAATGTCGCGGTCCTTGCTGGCCGATATCCAGAGGATTGTTTCGGTGTACTTGAGCCAGTTGGCGAGGTTCTGCATTTTATTTGTCTTGCCGGATCCTGTTGGGCCAATAACGTATCCGTGCTCTGCCGGCATGAAAAGAAAGGAATCTGCAAAGAATTTACCCGGGCCGGTGAGTATGAAAGTTCTTTGGGATTCTTCGAGCTTTGAAAGGTATGATGGATTGATGCCCCTCATCCAGCCATCAGCTCCTGACCATCATCTGCTTTGATTCCTTCGATTATTTTGGACTCTGCGGTGATTACATCGAGTTGTTCCTTAATCGCCCGTAGGGACTTGATAAACACCCTTTCTGTGCCATCCAGTGTTTGCCCCTCAAACGCCGGTTGATACTTTTCGTAGGTTGCATCGATATCTGTTCTTACTGCAACCATGAGATCCTGCAGAGACATGCATTTGATGTTCCCTTCCTTGTCTTGGATTTTGTATTGTCCTTTTGTGTACTCTGCCTCTTTTTCTTTGAAGATGACCGGGAGATATGCATTGAGATCGCTGAACCAGCTGTGCAGGATCTCGAGTTTCTCGATGTATTCCTGATGTCCGTACCCATACCGGAGCTTGCACACGAAGATATGACCGGGATATCCCGATACCGCAAGCCTTCCAATGCTGGATCTACTTAGGGCCATAATGATCCTCTAACCATTCCATGATACGCGGGCCGGCCCATTCCATTAATTCACTTGTTGCCACCCCGAGAATGAAACAAATGTATCCCCAGTAATGGATCTGGGTTGATGCCGGGAGGGATGCCCACCATTCGGAGATCATGCATTATTCTCCCACGATGCACACCCGACGCGACGGATGATATCTTCCTGTTTCTGGGAAAGATGCATGTCCCACCACTCAGTATTCTGAATGGCGCAATGAATCTGATGACAGATTGACCACCCGATATCTGATCGGGAATGTTTGCATGTTAAACAGTTCTGTTTGTGCATTTACCTCACCTGTGCTTTGAATTCCTTTTCTGCTTTGCGGTACTGGCTTTCT